CTCACCTTTGATTGTTTCAACGGATTTTGTTACATCTCCTACAGATAAAGTAATACTCTCAATATCCTGCTCAATTACGCTATATTGATTGTGTATAGTGTTTATGTTGTCTCTAATAAACTGCAAGTCATAATCAAAGCCAGTTGGGTAAGTTCCAAACTCTACCTTTGGTCGAGAAACAGTAATTTTCTCACCCTTGGCAGTGATGATAATCTTTAAATTAGACACACTTGTAATCTCTTTATCTTCTATTTTGTAAGTCGTATAAAAACGCTTAGAGGTATTTGTTATACCATACTCGATGACATACTCCAGTAATTGCTCACCTGCATATAAAAAGCAACTGTATGTCTTCTTTGTGCCATCTTTATAACCTACATCGAAGGTCGCTCCTGCATACCCACTCCCAATAATTGCATTCACAAAATCAATTTGAACAGAGATACAAATATCTTTAGCTTGCAAGTAATCTTTTGCGATATCTAAAGGCATATCATTGCTATAGATTTCGTTGTCCACCGCTTCTATTCCTTGATTACAGTTGCTAAATATGTTGTGCGATCCAGTCTCGAATTTGTAAACGGACTCGCTTAGACTATTGATTGATGTTGATATTTCATCAATACTAATTGTTAGCTTTGATGTTTGCTCTTCAGCATTCTCTGCTTTTTCTGCAACGATATCTAGTCGTTGTTCTTCTTGATCCATTTTCACTTGGATTTTTTTAATCTTTGTATCGTTTGATATCTTTTGTATTTGCTTTTCTTCATTTTTAGTATAGATGCTTCCTTCAACATCAGCGATTAATAAGTCGCCCCCAGTATATGAAGCATTTAGTGATGTTACAATAAAATTAAACTCATTATTGTAACTAATCATATCCCCTAAACCAACATTACTAGGTAAAACCATTTTTATTCCTGTTACTATGTTAAGCTGTAATCCTACGTAAAGATCATACACATAATCAATAATATCTTGGTTATCTACATAGAGATTCCCACTATCTATAAACAACGTATTACCTGTGGTATTGCCTTTACTAAAAACGTTAAGGCTATCATCATACATTACCCTTGTCACTTGATAAATTGCGTCTTTTTCATAGCTTGCGAATTGATCCGTTGCAATGATTGGTGTTTTGCTTAAAGATTTAAATATAAAACTACCTTTACCATTAGGTATAAGGTTCGTTCCTGCAAGTTCCGCTATCCACCCTAAATGTGTTCTAATACTTAAGGTGTTGTCATACCAGGCTACCTTATTATTTAGAATAAATGTTGGTATAGCACTTGTTACAAAGGTAAAACCTGTTAAGGCTTTGATTTCCTCCAACTGCTCCTTAATTGTTGTAGGATAGGCTAATTGCGAGTTATAAGCAACATCCAAGTTGTAAGCATCACTAAACATTTTAAGGCTTAGTTCGTTTGTGTATTTTTCTGGAGCTTCTACAACTAAGAAAAACAATTCTACAGAGATATCATATTCTTTAATACTCCAATAGAAAGATGTATTTAAACTATCGAAATAGCCATCTTTATTATTTAAAGATATATCCAATTGATAGGTTGGCACATTGCCTATTAAGCGATACTCTGTAAAATCACAGGCGCGCTTATAGCTTGTTAATCGATTGCTTACATCCACCCCATTGTATTTAATAATCATTCTTTACACCTCCGTTAGATCAAAAGAAAAGGAATCCGCCTTGATTCCTGTACTTACTCTTTTGTAATTATATTGTTTTTGATTCGCATACATTTCTATCGTGCCGTTTAGGCCTTCATTGGGTAGGTACAACAATACTTTAAATGTTGTTGGTTTAATCATCCTTAATATTTTTAAAATATCTGGAGTATCTGTTAAATTATAGGTTAATGATATTTTGAGGATTTCAGCTCTTATCCTACTTCTGATTAACTTACCAGTTGTAATAATACGTATACTACCGCCTGAATCCAAATCCTCTAAACTGACTGAATAACTAGAAGGTGTGGGAAGTTCCACTCCTTCTATTTTTATTTTAATTGTGTCTACATTTGCCATATCTCACCTCTCCTATTAAAATGCTGGTTTTCCTGTACGAGTTTGATAATCTTTCATGCTTTCAATTACTTTTTTAGCTAAGATTGATCCATCTTCTAACACTACATTTATTACGTAAGTGGCACTACTTAATGGGCCTTGTTGTTCTGGTGCTTGATATGTCATCCTCTCAGCCAATTTAGATGCAATCAAATCTAACCCTTGTGTATTGTTTTTAAGTGGGACAACTGCTTCTTGCCCTGCTTCCCCTATCATAGCTAACGTAGCACCATCAACGATACCACCATGTGCAAGTTTAGGTAATTGTGGTACTGATAGTGGATTGTAACTCCATAGGCCACTAAATGGTTTAATACCTAAAACACTTATCGAGCGGATACCATTAAGGATAGCATTTACTGTATTAAATGGTGCTGCAATCACCCTATTAATCCCACTGATCAGTCCATTAACAATGGTTTTAAATACATTGGAAATTCCATCCACAACGCCACTAAAGATTTTTCCACCTAGTGCAAACAATCCAGTGATCGTATTCCATACTCCAGAAACGATCCCACTCAAACTATTAAAAATACCACTGAAAATCTTTTTTACGCCTTCCCACGCTTTGCTCCAATCGCCAGTAAACACACCAGTTAAAAAGGTAATAATACCACTAAATATATCAATAATACCACCAACAATTTTACCAATACTCTTAAAAATTTTTTCAACATTAGGCCACAGCACATCCAATAACCAGCCCACTAAAGGCATAATGAAGTCATTGAATATCAGCAACCCAAAGCTAACGATATTTCCTACAAAATCTAAAAACTTTTCAACAAGACCTTTTAAAGTGCCTTCCCAAAGCTCTTTTAAATAGCCTAGAATTTTTTTAATAAATTCCCAAATATTAGTAAATGCGTCCAATACTCCAGTAACAATAGAGGCTCCATAGGTATCCCACACCTCTACAATCATTGCCCAAACATCATTTACTTCTTCCCAAATATAGGTTAACACCTCTTTAATTGTGGTCCATATGTCATTAAATAAAGTCTTTACATTCTCAAATACTTCGTTAACTTTATTTCTAAATGTTTCACTTTCATTGTAAGCATAAACTAGGGCAGTTACTAACGCTATGACAGCGATAATTGCTATTGTTAAAGGATTTGCATTCATGATTACTGATATAATTGTCATAACTGCTTTAATGGATAACAAAGCGGTGCCTACATAAGCAAGTGCCGTTCCTAGTGCTGACAATAAAGCTTCGTTTTGACTAATACCTTCTAAAAAATCTCTTATCTTTCCAGTGATTTCAACTAGCTTGTCAATCAAGAATTGTATATATGGATTGTTCTCTGGACTTAATGCCTTAAACATAGCGGCCCCTACCTTACCTAATATTGTAACCAATAGTAAGACTATCGATGCTACGTTTTCAATCGCCTTACCAACTCCAGCATCTAAAATATTTTCGATTAAATCCGCTAAAGCACCAAAAGCTCTTCCAACCGCATCTAAAGCACCTTTACCATAAGTATCCCATGCAGTTTTAAGAGGCTCCCATATCTTTAACAAGATAGATTTAATCTTATCCGCTATTGCTTGTATTTGGGTACTTAAGGTATCGTTTAATGTTGGTGTTTCGATTGCCCCACCACTATCACCGCTAGCACTTCCGCTAGAGCTATCATTACTTTGCAATACATTTAAATTGTCAAAGCCTGCCAGTCCTCCTAATTTCTCTGCGGTGTCTGTTGCAGCATCTCCAACGCTTGCGACACCAGCACCTAGATTAGAAGCTCCCGCACTTGCACCAAATAAAGCAGTGGTAAAGCTAGCAATAATAGAAGCTACCTTTTGAACAATTGGCAGTAATGTATTAAACAAATTAATAATCACCTGTACTATTGGTGCTAAGGCTTGCCCCATACTATTTTTTAAAGTAGTAATACTATTTTGCAATTGTTCGTTACTGCTCATATACGAATTTACAGAAGATCGCAGAAATGAAAAAATAGATCTTCCAACCGCAAGACCTAGCATTCCCTTCATGATACGACTAAAACCACTTGACATCTTACTTGATAAATTTCCAAAAGCACCATTCATTTTATTGACAGAGCCTATTTGCCCTGGTGTAATAAACTTCTGTTTGGCCAAGCTCCCTAATTTACCAATAAAGCCTCCTATCTTTTTAGTAACTGTGGTAATAGGTGACATTAGTTTTGTAAAAGCTTTAGTACCTACTGATACGATACCAGGTATCTTTTGCATAGCTCCACTAGCAAAACTTGGTATTTTGCTAAAGGCATTTTTTAATGGTTGCGGAATTGCATCCGCTATACTATATAGGTCTTCTCTTATACTTCTAAATTGATTAACGACACCTCTCCTAACAACAGAGGCAACATTCACAATTCCTAATAATGATTGTTTCCATTCTCCATCAGGCATAGTACCTAAAGACGTATTAATAGCATTACCTAAGTTTCTTATACTTTCTTTAATAGTTTGGATTGGATGCTGAATAGCATAGACTCCCTCTTGAAAAGCAAGTGTTAAAACATTCTTAATGCCTGGGTTTATCCCATCCAATCCGTACAATAAATGGTTGGCGATTGGGGATGCTATATTTTTAACATCCATCACTATTTTTGATAACTGGCTCTTTAATTCTTGTGTACTAGCTTTGAAAGATTCAATAATAGCTCTTGCTTTTTCAAAACCACTCATTGAATCAGATAAGCTCGCAATCTTTCCCATATAGTAAAGTTGATCGCTAGCCATGCGTGCTTGTTTTTGTAAGTCGCTTAATTTTAACTCTGTCATAGACATTTGACTATTTATTTGGCTGATATCAATTTGACCCAATTTGGTTATTTCTCGGTTTAATGGGGTGGCTTCTGACTTCACTTTATTTAGTTGCTCTTGCATTTGTTGTAGCGTATTTGTCATATTAACAACTTCATCATCTATCAAACTATTACCATTTAAAAGTTTCTTCCCTTCGCTAATGCTTTTATAAAGCGAGTCATACATACCATTTAAGCTATTAACTTGAGCTTTCATGGCATCTAAATTTTGGTAATCGTTAGAACTTGTTTGTAGCTCTGATAATTTATTCGCAACGGTTTCAATTTGACTATTTAAGGCACCTAGCTTCGTTTCGCTATGACCCATATTAAGAGATAGCTCTTCTTTGTTCATAGTTGCTACTTGCTTTTTGAATGACTTAGATAGTTGCTTAAACTCATTATCTACGCTTTTTCTTGTCTGTAAAGCACTACTAGTAATATTAGATACTGTTTCCGATAGCTTCCTAACATCTTTCATAGTATTCCTGACACTTTGTGCAACCTTTTTAAAATCGCTTTGGGCTTTAGAGGGGTCTGCACTAAGTTCCACTCCAACATCATAAACATTGTTATCACTCATATATTCACCCCTTTCTTTGTTTTATTCTTTTTCTATATTCTCTTTTTTGTTGTTTATACCGCTCTAATTCTTCAAGTTCTTTTTGCTTTTCATAAGCTTCTTGTTCTTCTATAAAAAATTCTGGATACATATTCCATAAGGTGATTGGTTTACTCCCTTTATCAATTAAACAAGCAATCCCTGATACTATCTGGTTCGATGTCGCTTGACTAATTAATAACTGGCGTTTAAACACATCTCTTCTCACTCTTAGATACGATTGAATTTGATGCAGTATTTCATCAACTGACATCTCCCAAAAATCAAAAGAGCTTATCCCAGCATCTAAAGCATTAGGATATAGCTCTTGTATAAACTCTGTTAAATTTTTGATTTCTGTTAATCTGTTTCCTCGCTCAAGCTTTTCATACTCTCTAAAATTTCCTCCGCTTGAGCTTTCTTGAAAAAACCACTACATGCAAAGATAGGTACAATGACATCTGTTAAAAGCGACGTTTGATCCCCATCTTCCTCTAAGTAATCATCATAAATCTTTTCTATATCTTTCAACTTTATTCCATGGTGATATTTACCCATTCCGCCATGCAAAATTAAAAACATGGCATTTAACGATGGTACTGTATCTGCTGTAAGCATACCCATTAGATTACCTTTGAATCTTTCTTCTAATTTAAGAATTGACGATGTAGTTAATTTTAATTTATATTCTTCGTCCTTTACGTTCCATGTCACATACGGTTTAATTTCACCCATTTATTATTCCCCTTCCTCGTCATCCTCTGGATCAGTGATTTCTAAATCACTTTGTAATGCGATAGAAGCTTCAAATTCTATTACATCATTAACTCCACCACCAGTACGTTTTACTGATACTTGCCCTTTGAATGCAGTAGTTGTCCCATCCTTCAAGGTTTCCTTGAAATCAACTGTTTCTCCAGTTGATTGCAATTTTCGTAAAATACGATACGGACTACCAATCTTTGTATTATCGTACTTAAACTTATATACTAAGTCTCCAGCATCTCCAGTTCCTAGCTCGTACTGTTTTGCTTTATCGGCAAGTGTTGTATTCTCTACTTTTTCTGGTTCGATTCCCATATCTGGTAATTCTTTTAATCCAAGTAATTCAATATATCCGATTGAAGCACTCGCTTTATACTCTAATTTTGCACCATTTACTAACATTGTTTAATTCTCCTTTTCTATTTGTGATATATATATTTTTCATCCGTGCTAACAACTGCTCGATATCTCATGACTTTGTGCCTTAGACCGTTTGGTTCGTCTTGATCTACTGCATTCGTTCTCCTAAAACCCAAGCCAGTCATTACCTTATCTATTTCTAAACTAAAAGAGGTAGTTGATGTTTTTTTAGTCCATATATCAATCTTGTAACCGATTGTTGTTAACTGTTCTTCATTATCTGTGATTGTGTGAGGCTGGTTTGTTTCTTCTTGATACACAACAATCGGAAACTTTGACCATTGTTGTGGGTAACCTGTCGTAATGCTATCATTAAGTCCCTCAATCTTTTCTAACTCACTCCCAATTAAATCCTTTAAACTAATCATTTTCTCAACTCCTCTTCTACTTTTTTTGCATATTCAATACGCATAAACTTAATTAATTCACTTTCATGGTCCGCTAATGCAGGATACATAAAAGGGTGGGCAGGTTGCCCATACGAAATATAAAACTCACCTATTTTAACAAAGTGATACTTTTCTGCTATTTCCTTGTCAATTTGGGATTCATGGATAAACCAAGGCGTCAAAGTATAGACTGGGTTTACCTCTGGAGAAATTCCATCATGGTTCTCCTCACCCATTGGGCCAGTTCCTAATTCTACATAGATAGCATGGGTTGCATTGGTAAAACAGCGACCGACTATCTTTCCATCACGTTCAAAAACATTGATAACAATCCTTTCTCTTAATTCGCCCTTATTAACTGGCACGTTCAATTTTGCGTAACCTTGGACCATAAGAATGGCTTTAGCGACAAGTTCATCCAGAAAGTTATCAAGCTCTTTACTGGCTAGCCTTTCAAATTTGATTGCTAGATCTTCTAGTGTTAGTTTTCTTTTTCTGGCCATGCTTTTAATTCCAATACCTTATGCTTTAAATATGGTTTCGACACATAAAGAACGTTATATGCTGGATGCTTGCTATCCTTCTTTAAATAAATAGCATCTCCCTCTGCAATATCCGCATCTTTATCAACATTAGCATTGTATATATACTTCAGTTCTTTTCCATAGACTTCTGCTTGTACTGTCCCACTTGCTGGCCAGATATTCATTGAGATTGGGTCCCCTACCTCTTTATATACTTCAAAGGTGTTTTTTTCCTTATCCTTTTCTATCACAGGTCTTTTAATCCAAACTTTCTCCATCCTGTTTTTTCTCAAAAGTAGCACCTCCTACACGAGCTAATCTTTTGTTTTTTAATCTAGCAAGCATTTCATCTTTCGTAATAAAGGTGGTACTAATACCACCTTCACTATTACTTTTTGCGTTGTCTATTCCATCGTTTAAATAGCTAGACAAAGCGATATCGTATTGCACGCTTTGAAAACTTGGTAACATCTTGGTCCTATTTGTATATTCCAAAATATCCGCTTCGGCTAATGCCATAGCTTCTAAGATATCTTCTTCTTGACCACCAGTTTTTTTCATTAGTTTAGCTAAAACATTCATACTAAACTCCAACTTTTACTAAAGCGGCAACGAACTCATCCTTGTCCCATTTTGTTGTATATGTAATACCATTTTTATCACATAACTTTTTTAAATCCCCAATAGTCATAGCCTTAAAGATTTTTTTTGCTTCCTCTTGGTTATTATCTGGTTTGTCTTCTCCACCATCAGGAACATCTGGAGTATCTAATTGAGCATTATCTGTTCCATCCTTAGAACCATTTCCATCACCAGTATTAATATCATCTAGGTTTAAATTAGAATCTTCTCCTTCTATTTCAACTGGAGTATACCCTAGCGGTTCATAGATGATTTTAAATGCTTTCTCAGAGGCTTCTATCGTCTTTCCATCTTTTACATATTTCATTTTCTAACCTCCTATATGCTTGGTGCTATTTTTACTAATAAAGCAAAAGCCTCAGCTTTAATCGGTAAATAGGCAACACGCATTGTTGCTTTAATAGCAATCATATCTTGTTCAGCTAATGAGATAGGCATTCCGTCCTCGTCAAGTGTCCCTTGTAACGTTGCTTCTGTAAGGATTTGATACTCAAGACCATCTCTAACTCCTACAATTGATTTTGTCCAATCACCTGCAATAATTTCTGCCTTGTTCTTATCCCAAGCACCGTTACGAGAGAATTCAATAGGATTAGAATAGAATTCTGTTTGTCCAACTCCTGAAACAAATAATTGATTACCATTTGCATCTCTTAACTTTCTTAACCTATTCTTGATTCCATAATGTGCCGCAAAGCCATTCACGTCTAATCCTCCATCTTCTACTAATGCCATTTGATCCGATACATCTAAATCTAATGATTCTGTAGCCCCATCAACAATATAATTACCTGCTGATACAGCTTGATCATACACATTTAATGCAAAAGGGGAGTCAGTTCCAAATAATGAAGCACCATCAAAGGCTTTATAAAAGGCTTCTGAAATTGGTTCTTTTAATTCTTCAAACACATTAATTGTTGTATCCTTTAACTTTTCGTTTGTCACTGGAACAATAACCGCTAATTTCTTAGCTACCATTTCTGGGAAAATCCATTGTGCCTTACTTACCCCAATTCTTTTTCCTTCTCCTACCCAGTAAGCTCCTGGTCCTTCTACTAATACAGGAAACTTTTTATTGTCACTATCCATAGGCTCAACACGAGACAATCTCATGACAGAGGACCCTCTTGCTACTGCCTTCATAATTTCTTTTGCTTGGATTGTTGGTACAAATCCTTTTAATTCATCTTTTAAATATTTAGCCATTTTTTTAATTCTTCCTTTCTATCTTTTTGACTGATTTTCTTTAATAATTGATACAAATGATGTGCCACTACCTAAATCTTCTTCATCATCTAATGGAGGCTTGTGTAATGCTTCTTTTCCTTTTGTTGCTTCTGCTACTGCCTTTTTAAGTTCTGCCTTAAAAACCTTAGCTACTGTAACGATAGATGCATCGCAAGCTTTTTCGTCGCTGTAGGTTAGCAACTCCGCTAAACCTGTCGGCAACTCCTGTTTTTGTAGCTTAATAATCGCTTCAGCTTTTAATTCTCTTTGTAAGATTTCAGCCTCTCTAATATCTAAATCCCTTTGACGGATTTCATCCTCACTCATACCTTCTATTTCTTTTGCTTTTTCTTCTTTAGCTTTTAAGGCGTTGTCGATCATTCGCTGAATTTGTTCTTGTGTTAATTCCACAGTATTTTCATCTGTAGATAATTCTTTTTCTGTTCCCGTTTTTTCCCCTCCACCATCTCCAGGATCATCATTGAAATGCTGAAGGTCGAACGGAAACATGATTTTACTTTTATACATTTTTTGCTCCTTTCTGCATCATCTTTTAATGTCATAAGAGCTTTGGACATAATAAAAGACAACTAGTTACCCTGTTGCCTCTTTCTGCACTTTTTTACCACCTTCTTTTTTAAAAACAAAAAGGTAACTAATTCTTTAGCTACCTTCGCATATCACTTATAATTTACTTATTAATTCCATTGCTTTTTCTTCTGCTACCATTTCAAATTCTAAACCCCCAAAAAAAACACGTGATAATTCAAAATCAGTCATCCAATCTTTTGTAGCTGGGTCATATCTTTCATAAGGGTTATCATTACATCTTCTAGCAATAGTTTTACTTTTAGTAATGTCATAATTACTACTTGCTGTCACAACTACCATGTATTTATACTTTGACATATAGATCACCCTTTCTTTGTTTTATCAAAACTAATAATTTTATCAATATCATCTGGAGTAATTAGATCTTTTAAATTATTCGCCATTTGCTCAAATAATTCCATTTTCCTTTCATACGAAGTAGTATCTAATCTTTGTTCTTCATACAATAGATGATTGGTTTCTTTTATCTCTAAACTTTGAGGTGTATGAAACTGCAACTCAAAATTATATCCAGAACCATCCTCTACTACACAATTCAAGCCTCGATAATCGCTTTCTAAATCTCCAAGGGTGTTTTTAACCCTAACCATATTATACCCTTTTTCTTTCAAGTCATCAACAACATTAAAATAATGAGTTGTCAAATTATCTGGTGTACTAACACTAGTATATCTTACTAGGTCATACATTGAGTTAGAAACTTCACTTAGCGAACTACCTGCTTTTAAGTCGCTGTTCATTTTTCTTACTAATGAGCCTTGACCTTTTAACCTAAAGTCTAAGCCTTCTAAATGTCCGCCATACTTATCAACCGCACTTGATAAATCACTTGTAATTGTTGGCTCTTTTTCCTTAGCTGTCATTAGAAGTGATTTTGCTTTGTTTTCTACACTATACTGATGTTTTACTTTCGCCCATTGCTCAGGAGTCTTATATTTTAAGTCTTGAAAACTATCAAGGCTTTTCATATTGGAATTGTCACTTAATACTTCTTTGTATTTCTCATATTGCTTTTTATCGCTACCTAGATTAGTAACTTTCTTTTGCAATACCTCAACTGCATCATGCCCATATTCGCCCTGTAATCGTTGTAACCATTCATCGTAAGTGATGTTACTAAAAGTTTCGATTTCTCCAGTGAACGGATTTCTAGCTCTTCTTTGTAATGTATTTTCTAAAGCATCTGATATAAATGCTCTTGTTACGGATCTACACCATGCGTGTAATGGCGGTACATTAACACCGATTTCCACTTTATCGACATCTACTTTTTTTCCATCATGTTCACGACAGAGATCAGATGTTTTTAAATCTAGCGTAGCCACAAAAATTAATGTTTTAATACTGCATTCTTTATACACTTCTATATCCATTGAATTCGCAACAAAAGCCGATTCCGTAAAAACAAGTCTTCTCGCTTGTTTTCGACCAGATAAAAACCGTTCCTGAATCACATTAGACATATCACTATAGCTTTTACCAGTCAAAACACCTTCTAAAATTGTTCGTTTGACATCATGTGCTAAGTCTTGAGTATTATTCCAAATACGCTCGGAATAATTTTTCCCAAACCATTTTGAGTTTAATAGCTTATGCACCACTTTGGGATTAACCTTATTAAACCCAAAAGAAAGGTTGAGACCTTTTTGCATTTCGTACATGTTTTTATAATAAGATTCATGTGCCATATCAATATAGTTTAAAGTATTAAACTCCACCTCTTTATTGCTAATCCTTTTGACAATGTTATCAATTTCTAATTGTGCCTCTTGAAGACGCTGTATACGATAAGCATATGCTGGAGCTTCTAAAACTTTTAATAGTTCTTTCCTTGATTCGCTATTCGGGTTGTTTTTAAGCTCTCTAAGCAATTCTTTATAGTCGGTATCGTCTTTTAAGGAGTTAAGCAAACGTTTGGCTTCGGCTTCACTCAGTCCATATTTTGACTTGTATCTATCAAATATCTTTTTAATAGATTCGTTCATGTACTGACTACTAGAAGCATATAACCTATTTAAATTATCAAGATTCATGTCATCAAGTAAACCACTTAATAGCTCACTCTTTCGTGTTTTCCAATAATCATCACTCTTGCTCATTTTCTTCTAATCCATTTTTATTGATAGGCGTGTTGTGATCGTCTTTAAATAACTCCTGTTGTCGCTTACTTGATTCTTCTTTTTCTACCTTAACGGCTTCGATTTCTTTAGTCGGATCTTCAACAAATGGTATCTGATTTAACAAGGTTTCTTTACTAACGATTCCATCTAAATTACTAATCATTTGTGCTATCTCTACCAAATTCTTAGGTAACCCTCTTGTAAAACTAGGAATAATTGCAGTTGGGTTCTTTTCAATATTTATCAACCTTAAATAAGATGCATACAAGCGCATCCTTTTCTTTAGCCCTTTGGTATAATAACGTTCTTTTGTATCGGTTATCATCTCTAACCCGAGTAATTTATACTCCATAGCAACTCCTGAAGAATTCCCTACAAAATTCTCATCTGTTAGGTTTGGAACGTGACTAAATGTATAAATATCTTCCTTGATTGCTTTTCTTAGAACTTCCATACCTTCCTCGTTAAATGTGCGTGTGATATATTCCGCTTTAGTAGCATCGGGCATCTCAAGTACTCCTTTTTGCCTTAAAAATCGTAAAGCTTTACTAACTTGCTTGTCATCTTCTCCCATCAATGCCCCGTAAACGACTAGTAAAGAATCTAAAAACTGCTCTTTATCGTTTACTCGGTCGCTTTGGATAGTGTTATAAGCATCAATTAATGGAATTTGTTGTTCATAGTCTCCAATAGCATCTTTATTGTTTCGATATTCAATGATTGGAATTTCTTTAAAATGATGCAGTTCTCCATCTTCTTTTAAATAATCAGTATTTTCTTTTTGATTATTATAAAGAGTAAAACTATACTTGTTTTCTTCATCAAACAGAGTGACGACATAATCTGATTCATCAGTCGCACTATTTTTCTTCTTGTAATAATATACTGCAAATAATTCTTTTTGTTCAATCGTATCATCATATACGATAAAAGTATTAATCGGGTTAAGATTTTTAGATATAAGGTCATTAGTTCCTTCCATAGGATAAACATATTCGTAAGAGATACCTAATCGTATAATTTCTAATCCGTTATCGTGGTCTATTTCATCCATATTGGCAATGTCAAAGAAGTCTGTTAATTTGTCTAATTCTTCTTTTAACGTCTTGTCCTCACTAGTGGAGTATTTTATTGCATTACCTAAAAAATAACCTAGAGAAGTATCTGCAATATCTTTTGCATGATTACAAACCACTTTATTATTGGGGGCTTCACTATCTTTTTTACTTCTATTTAAGATATTATGTTCAGCCAAGTAATAAGCTAAATTCTTTTTTAATCGTTGAGCAGTACCATTTCTGTGTTTACTTATCAAATGATGTAGCCTATCTACACGAATACCATTTTCTTTATAATCTTTTCTTGGATATGTAAAATCTTCCATTGTTTTTCCTCCCTTCTAATGAAATCCATAATCTTTTCTATCTCTAATAACTACAATATTTTTATTTGTTAATATCGTATAACAAAAATATCTAACTGCGTCCATACAATGATCGTGCTTCTTGATGGGTTTATCCTCACCTCTTGCACCTGCTTTTTCATCCCAAATATAAGAAGCAAATTCTTTTAATGTCTCAACACATTTATCCGTAAAAAAGATTTTACCTGTGACTAATAATGTGCCTACAAATCTAATACCATCAAGTACATCATTGCTTGCTTTTTTTATGTAAAAACCTCGTTTTTTAAGTTCAGCAATAAATGATGCGGCAGACGGATCTACAATCACTGCTTTTGGTTTAATACCACCCAAAAAAGTAATTAGGTCATCTGCATACTCACTATCGGTTTTCTGTTTATTTTTCTCTCGTCCTGAATAATAATATTCATCAATACAGTACCATGTATTTGAGATTCCCTTTTGCCACAATAAAAAAACGGTTGCATTTTGTGTACCGTAGTCAACACTTACATAATAAGTGTTTCTTAATTTTTCTGTAATCCTATCTAGGACATGGATGGTTTCATCAAACATATCATATATGATACCTTCCGCCACAGACCACAATCCTAAAATATAACGGTTGTAGAACACTCCAGTATACATTGATCTATAACGCTTTTTAATATGTTCTGATAAACTTAAGTTATCATCCATTGTAAAATGTAAATAAATCAAATTCTTTTCTTTTCGTTTATCAATCCATTTTTCTTTAAAATAATGATATGGACTGTCTGGATTGCAATTAAACCATAACGTTGATCCTTCAACACTACATCGACCGGTTGCTTGATTAACAAACGATTCAGGCATTAATGCTACTTCATCAAAGAAACATCCAGCTAGTGTAATCCCTTGTATTAAATCTTGGCTACTTTCATCTTTACCACCAAAGATATAAAAATAGTTAATCGCTCCTGTACGTCGTCTTTTTACTTCTAGGTAGTTATCTGCCCTGTGATCCTTAATTGAGTACCCCATAACTCGTAAGACTATTTTTAATGTAAATAATACATTTCTCCTAAAGGATCCTATGGTTTTACCGCACATTCCAAAGTTATTGAATGTAAAACTTTCCATCGCCCACATGATAAATGATAGCGACATACATAAGGTTTTCCCTGAACGAATCGCTCCATCAGCGATAATACCGTCTTTATTTCTATAAGGACTGCCATCAGTCCACCAATTTAAGACCTGCCGTTGCTTCTTGCTGAATGGTTTAAATATAAATGTTGGTTCTTTATTCTTCATACTCGTCCCAGTCCTCTGATGCAGTTCCGTTTAATGCTTCGATAAAATTGTTGTATTGATCCTTTTGCTCTTCATTACCTAACATAATATTTTTTGACAACCAATCTAAAGCTTTCATCCTATCAGCGAGTTTGATGGAAACCCCACCTTTAAATTTCTTTATTTCAGTAACCAAAGTTCCATCTATATCATCGAAGTTACGTAAACCCACAGAACTTCCTTTAAATTCTACAAAGTCTGTCATATCCGCAAAAGCAATATCAATATACTTTTGGACAATGTCTTGTGGGTCCAGGATAGCCTCAGTATACATATCTTTCTTTAATCTGGTAATTTCTTCTTTTATTCTTTCTAATTTCATCCATCGACTAGCTGTTACACAAGCACTTGCATACGCAGTACTTGGGCGGATGCGTTGATACGCCTTTACTTGGTTATGATATTTTAGATAATAAATGCAAAAAAGCTGTTCATCTTCGCTCAGCTCCTTACTATCAATTACTATATTTTTAACAACTTTTTCCGCACCCTTTTTCGATATTGCACCCTTTTTTTTAAGGGTGCCTTTTTTCGGCCAATCATTCCGCCGCTTCCAAGACTTTACGGTATTGAGTGTTACACCGTATTTCTCGGCGATGTCTTTGTCGCTCATTCCAGCTTTATGATCATCTAAGGCTAATTCATAATTTTTCAAGTCATATCACCACCTTCCTTTCTTAATCAAGTACACCTACCTTCTCAAATGTCTTAAATATTTTCGGTGACTGTATAGCAAACCAGTCGACCATTTCTTCATTTCTTGCCCATGAATCAATTTCATTACTGCTACTATCCAAACCGCTTTCGTATAAGTATGCATGTATGATTTCATGACGTACGACAGCGTTTTTTGATTTGGTAGTTTTTAATATCTGGATTTCTTTAGCTTCAAAATCAGTTAATCCAGCACATTCTCTATCTTCAATAATACAGTGATTAACTTCTTTAATCGTGTATTTAGTTCCAAGAACTTTTATCATCATAAAAGATTACTCCTTTTTCTAATCTCCTACTCAAACAAAAAAGACACCATTGCAAATAGCATCTTTTCTATATATTCTCAAGGAGGAGAATGCGTATGCGGTTTTCTTCATAAATCCACACTATCATAATAACACATTATTTGTTACGATTTGTTACGACTCGTATAGATCCCACAGCTTTTTTATGTACGACACTTACATGATGGCGACTATTATAAGGCATTGTTCTTGCAATCTGCTCTAATGTTAGACCGCCAACATACCTATGCCATAAAACTCTCCTATAATCTGCATTAGGTGCAGTATCAATAGCTCTAATTACTCTGTTTTTAGCTTTCTCTGCCCTTTTTATTTCACTTGCCAAATTGTTCAATACTCTCTCAATCTCTGCTATAGCAGTAGGAAAAGAACCGTTTCCGTTAAGGTTATCTGGTGTTCTTGCTATTGACCCTCCAACACGATCTCTCATGCTTTCGTACCGCTCTTTTTTTACTTCTAAAGTATTTATTCTATCTTCATGATATTGATAGCTTTTTAAAAATTCCACTTTTTTCTCATAGTCCATCGATTCCACACCTTTTTTATTTGCAGATTTTCAAGTCCTTATACAGAGATTTATAGTAATCTCTTTCTTTGCTTAGCTCATCTACGTATTTTTGATAATTGTCAAACTCTAAAACAAGTAATGGATCTATATCGCATAAAGCATCACTCATTTTCTGTATTGCTTTTTTACTTGGTTTTTTCATTCAATCACCTCCTCATAAGTCTGTTCAAATATATCTGGCTTGCATGGATAGATTTCACCTTGTACACCCTTGATAATGTAATCTCCGATACTAGCAGTCATGATACCTTCTAAGGTTTCTATATTTATGTACGAACCTAATTCTTTGCGAGTAAAGCTTTCAACAAAAGTGTTCGCAGACACATTCTTACCCGCAAAAGCTCTTATCTCGGCTAAATTATTCCCGTTCCATTGAATCGCTTCAACTACAACTGGTTTCTTTCTGTATTTCATTTTCCATCACCTTCATATTTCCATTTCATGTCTTTAAGGATTCTATCAATATCCTCTTGAGCGATTTCTTCTTTTGTTCTAAAGCAGTTCCCATAATTGTAATTGTAGTAATCCACTGCATAACCGTCCCAGTTGTCTTGATGTACCCTTCCAGCGGCACAAACATAATAATAAGCATCATTCTTTTTTGGTTTATATGGCAGTTTTTTTATTTGTAATCTACCTAGTAATAAATCGTGTTGACTAATAGGGTAGACATTTCCATCACTACCAGTCAAACCCTCTAAAGTAAATTTATATGGATTGTAATTGTCTCCAACAATATTAAATGGTTCGCCTAATTCAACTCCTGATATTTTTGCCACTTCTTTCATTTTATTCATTGTTTTACCTCTTTTCAGATATTTTTCTAACTCTTTCATTGCTTCATACAATACCTCGCCATAGCGGTTAATAAAGCCATCTAAACAATCTGCACCGTCATAATCTTCGTTGCGCCAAAATGCTGTTTCATACGCTGTTTTCATTTCTAACAGTTCTTCTAGTTTCATTCTTGTACCATCTAATCTAGTTCAACAACAATTTTTAAGTCTTTGTGTTTATCAAGACAAAACTCTTCTGCACATGCCCAATGACGCTGGTCTCCTTCCTCGGTGACCACAGTTGCTTCTACAAATATTTTTCCGTCTTCGAGATCTTCATCTGTTAATGTATTTAATAAATCTTTGAGGGCTTTTAAGCTATTTATCATTGTCATTCCTCCATTATAGTAATTCCTTTTCAAATCGGTGTTCTAAAGCATCTACACCGATTTTTTTATATAATCTGTCTGTCATGCTCTGTTTTTCTTTAAGCCTTTCCCAGTAACAAGGTAAGCGACTATAAATGTTCCTAAGCTCTTTTAAATTTTTGTTACCACAACAGTAGCAACTAGCTCTATCAAGAAGATCATATAACCTATAACCCTCTTCTATGTATTTATGACCTAAACTATAACAATGCTCTAATGCATCTGCCTCTGTCATTTGCCATTCATTTAAAGGGTAGTTTTTGATGCCTTTTCTAGTCTTCTTTATTCTTTTTTGTTCGTCATGTGCTAGTCCAACATATTCAATGTTGCCTTTGCAGTACTGCTCTAAAGTCCTTATCTTTTCAGTAGTTCCCCATCTACACAGACCACCACACCAAGAATATCCTTTTTGGATAGTTCCGTCACGCTTATGAACTTCTTTTTCAAAGGCAAAATAATCAAACGAATACTTAGGCTTTAGTATCGTAAATTTAATACCTAAACTTTTAAGCAACATTTCATGTACCTTAATATTTTCATAGACAGAGTCAAATTCCCAACCAGTGTCAAAAAACACGACTTCATCTATTGATATGTTTTTCTTAATCATCAAATTTAGCATAGCAGTGGAATCTTTTCCACCGCTAAACTGTACTATGTGTTTCATATTACTCCTTTCAACCCTTAGCATTTCTTAGCATTTTCCCTTCTTTTGTACTGGTCCACCTATATGGTTCATCAGATCGCTTATCACGATAATATCGAATCATATAATCAGGATTATGTATTCTTTCAAACTTTCCACGTACTGCTAATGCACTCCTTCCTAGGATATCTGCGATGTACTCATAGGAATGCCCTCGCTTATGCAATTCCAATAAAACTGCTATTTCTTCCTCTGTCCAATCTTTGTTATTAGCTCTTATTGGTCTTTGCTTCAACTTTAAATCAAATATTCTGCGTTTCACTGCACCTTCCGTACGATTCAGCACTTGGCTTATATCACGATATGTATATTTATATTCGCTTAGCATTAATGCTAGTTTCTTATCTTCTGAGACAGTCCATGGGGTCTTTTTAAACTCTTCATGATAATCAATGGCCCTTTTCTCATCAACCCAATCAGGTTCTGACCCTAGCATATACTTTTCAAAATATCTAAAATTCAATATCCTTTGATGATCTTTTGCCCATTCCCAAAATTCATCTATATCAATAAAATCATATTTGTGTTTTACAGATTTAACTTTCTTAACTGGAAATCCAAATTGTTCAATCCAACGATTTAAAGTGTATCGGTAACTTATTGTATCTCCACACATTCCTAGTGCTGTAAATAAGTCTCTACATGATATTTCTATCCTTGAATCAAAATGACTTCCTAACCCCAAATTATATGCTTTGCCTTTTACTGCATTAACTGTACGATTTAGTTTTCGTGCAATGCTAGGAATGCTAACGGTTCCCCATTTATTCTCCAAGTACTCTATTTCTTGTGCATCCCAATGTCTCACCATTATTACCAACTCCTTACAAAAATGTTTTCATGAAAATCTCAGCAATGGCTAGCTTATCCTCAAGTTCATATAAACTATGTTTCAATCGCTCGTCGTCTCTGCCTCTAAACTGATTGAGAATTTTTTGCTTCTCCTTTTGGATCTCAACAATTAGATCCTGTGTATTATCTTTTATTAATTCTCTATTTGCAATTTTAATCATATTGCCTCCTTTAAGTATTTGATTAATGCATCTTGTACTTTCTCTTTATTGCTTAACGCTTTTAAAATTCTTTCATCCACTGTATTTTTACAAACGATGTGATAAACCTGTACTGTTTGTTTTTGTCCCTGTCTATATAATCGATCATTTAGTTGCTGGTACAACTCTAAGGACCATGTAATCCCAAACCAGATAATAATATGTCCTCCATCTTGTAGATTCAGCCCATGCCCAATAGAAGCTGCATGTGCAATCAAGATAGGTGTATCGCCGCGATTCCAACGTTTTATATCTTCATCATCATTTAGCTCTTGTACCCCAAAACGTCTTGCTATGCGTTCTTTATCGTGTTTATACTGGTATACTACGATGACTGGTTGTCCATTCGCTTGTTCAATTAGATCCTCCAAGGCATCTAGTTTATGCTCATGAATTTCTATGTAATCCCCATTTTCATCGTAGACAGCTCCATTCGCAACTTGTTGTAATTTATTACTCATCGCTGCCGCACTATTGGCCAGTATCACTTCATCTTCACTTAATTCCAAGATATACTCTTTTTCTAGATGTCTATAAAAATCATTTGATTTTTTATCCAATTCAACTATCACATCATGATAAATTCGTTCAGGCATATCCAAATAGTCTTCTTTACTCATAGAAATACAAATATCTTCGATTTTGTTGTAAATCTTTGTTTCACTTTCTGGTAATAGCACGTAATCATAGACTATGTGTCCGTTAGATCTTCCAGCTTGAAAGTAAAGGTTACGATAATTGGTGATAGTACGCCCTAATCGTTGCCCTTGATCCAATAAATAGATTTGTGGCCATAAATCAATTAAGCCATTTGGTGCAGGGGTGCCTGTCATCCCTACCACTCGACTAACTCGGCCAATCACTTTACGCAGTGCTTTAAATCTCTTTGCTTGGTTGTTCTTAAAACTGGATAACTCATCAATCACGACCATATCGTAATCAAACTTTGTACTAGTAATTAACCACACAAGATTTTCACGATTGATGATGTAAATGTCTGCAGTAACTTCTAAGGCTGCTAGTCGTTGCTTTGGTGTCCCACAAACTACGCTATAACGTAAATGGTTTAAGTTATCCCACTTTTCAATTTCTGTTGGCCATGTGGATTTTGCTACCCTCAATGGTGCTATGACTAATACCTTCTCAATCTCAAAGCTATTGTACATAAGATCCTCGATTGCAGATAACACACATGCTGTCTTACCTAACCCCATGTCTAATAGCAATCCGCATCTTTGTTTTTCTAGAACCCAATCAATAGCTTTCTCTTGGTATGGCCAAGGCTTAAAGTTCATCTGGTAACTGTCCATCCTTGAGATGCTTAACTAGTTGTTTGATCTGATTCTTATTGTTGATAAAATATGCCGTTCCACCTCTTTCTCTAATCTGTTGGACTCTATAAGCTTGCGTTGGATCTATACGCCCACCTAATGGTCTTTTTAACTCAACAAAAATTGTCAGCCCATTAACCACAACTATTCTATCCGGTACACCTTTCGTGCCTGGACTCGTAAATTTCCAACACAATCCATTAATATCCTTTATTTTTCTCACTAGGTACTTTTCAATTTCAGCTTCTGGTTGTGTTAAAGTTCTGCTTCTCCATCCCATATACTTACCTCCTTATAATTTTCATTTTTTTCTTGACATTTCTTTCGTTTTTTGGTATTCGCGCACGCACACATCATGTGCGCGATGCAGGCATATGTTAATTAGGCGTGTATATATATATCTAATTACTATTATTTAATACTCTATATAAAATTATTGTTTACACTGTTTACATCTATTATTTATTGTGATTTTATCAATACTTTTTGGTAAACAGTCTTTGGTAAACACGGTGTTTTAACTGTTTGCGTTTTTGTGTTTTTGGTAAACAGCGTAATCGCTATGTTACACTCTCTTGTAACCTCTTTTTGGACCATAATTCTTAAATCGCATAGGACTTTTTTGCTTTTCCCAATCATTTAGATTATCTAAAATTCTATTTATTTCTAAGGTTTGATACTGATCCAATTTATTTGTGTTTGAGTTGCCTAATGCTTCACACCATATTTCTGCAGCACAAACCCTAGTTCTTTCAACTGTTCCAACTTCCTCACTATCTAAGAATTTTTGGCGGTCGTAAACATCCATAGCATCCCATTTCTCTGGTAATAACCTCTCTAAGTAATCCATGATAATAAGTTCTTTTGGATCTTCTACCATGTAATACTTCTGTTCTATAATTGCCTGTTGTTCTAGTGCTTCGGATAGTATCAAATTCTCTGTCCCCTCATCATATAATGCTTTTGCTTCTGCCCAAAATTGGTTAAAATCATCTTGTGTAAGCTCAAATACATTTTTAGATGGTGTAACCCCTTTTCTACTACCTACAATCCAGAATCTTCTATTACCAGTCTTGTCCCTTAAAAATTCACTCTCATTTGTGGTAGCCACTATAATACACTGTCTTGGATAATTCGCAGTACGTCTACCATAGGCCATTCTAAAGCGGTCAACCATTCCAGTGATAAAGGATTTAATCGTTTCGGCATCTGCTTTTTTCATAGCTGTTAGTTCAGCCATTTCAACAATCCACACGCCCTGCAACGCCTCCAAGGCATCTTTATTCCTAATATCCTTAACGGAATCCGTGAACCATGATTTAGCTAGCTTTTGAAAGAAAGAGGATTTACCGCTCCCTTGGTTTCCTTTTAGGGTTAGCATGTTATCAAATTTACAACCCGGTTCATATATTCTCGTGACTGCCCCTAACAGTGTTTTTCTAGTAACAGCCTTAACGTACTCACTATCAACGCAAGCAAAATAATCAATCATTAAGTTATCTATTCGTTTCACACCGTCCCATGTAAGGCTTTCTAAATAGTCTTTAACAGGGTGAAATCTATTCTTTCTGCAAACGATCTGAATACCATCAAAGATTTTATCTTTTCCAGTAATACCATATTTTTTATCAAAATAGGCTCTAATATTTGCATCATCACTGTCCTTTAATGCGTTGTTAGTGAGTGATACTTCTCGCCATGGTAAATCACATATTGCTACCTCTCTGTGTGCAAATTCGTCATAACCAAATCGACCTTTAAAGTAAGGATCATTATCCAATATCAGCTCTATATTAAAATAATTAGCAAGGATAACTCCTTTTTTCGTAACTTGTAATCTTTCTTCAAAATCGGATTCATCA